TTTCGGAACGCCGCCAGGACCTCCTTGGCCGTAGTTCGAGACGGCAAAACCCGAGAGTTTTGTCTTCAGGGCGTTGTCTTCATCCCGCAGCCACATTCCCGTCTGAGGGGTAGGAATCAGAGTCATCCGAGCCCCAATCGATCAACAAGGACCGAGTTGTAGACAGTCTCAGCCTCTGGTCGTGCTCGATGCAGGGCGGTTCGAAGAACGGGGTTTGGAGCCCCGCTGTCGAGTTCTCGCCCTTCTTTGTCGAGGGTTCGTTGTGGCCGCCCGAATTCAATATCGGAAATCTCGTCACCACTCGGGCCGCCAACGATTCCGACGTAGGGCTCTGGTCGATCTGTGAATACGTCGATGGCTCTCCGGTGCTGACTGAGCCCAGCAGAGTCGAGAGCTTCAATCGCACGCCCGTGAAGGTGAGTGACCGCAGCGTGCTGGGCCTCCCGGTGAGCCGAAGGAAGGCGCTTGACGGCGGTTTCGAACGAGTGCTTACGGGGGCTAATGGCGTTATCGATTAGACGGAACATTCCGCCACCACCTCCGTATAGGCAATTGCACTTCGCATGTACTTCAACGGACACTGCGATCCGTCGAAACGATGATCCCAAAAGCGGAGAGCGAAATGGAAGTCACTAACTGACTATGATTTGTCAATGGCGCAAATCGAGCTAACAAGAAGCAAACTTGCATTGATCGATGACGAAGATTTTGATTACCTCAATCAATGGCACTGGACCACACTTGAATCCGAACCAGGACGGTATTACGCGAGACGCAACATCGGAAAATCGCCGCACCTCATGCACCGGCTGATCTTGCAAGCCCCAAGCGAGTTCGATGTAGATCACGTCAACGGCAACGGATTGGACAACCGCCGAAAGAACCTTCGACTAGCAACCAAAACTCAAAACAATCTGAACAACAACATCAGGTCTGACAACAAATCAGGGTTCATCGGGGTCCACTATGACTCACGCCGAGGTATGTGGATCGCAATGCTCAAAGTGAATAAGAAAAACACCTATATCGGAGGCTTTGGCACGCCAAAAGAAGCAGCAATTGCGAGGGATAGGGAAACCATCAAGCATTACGGAAGCGAGTTCCCGAAGCTCAATTTTCCAAGTTAGGAGGCAACCACATACGGAGCGAACATCGGAGCGGGAACGTCTTCTGCCAAATCCTCGGAAGCGACCTCAGTCAAATCACACGAGACCGTCAACCATTGTCCCGCCACGCGACCGTGAGGAATGAACGAATCCACCGAAAAGAGGGTGGTATCGAAGCCCACACGGTCGTTGACGTGATCCTGTCCGTAGGGGTCAGGGTCCGGCATCGTAGTTTGAAAGAAGGCGTAGTAGCTGAAGATCAAATGCAGTCGAGAAACGAGGTACAACCCATCGTCGTCGAAGTTCTGCGATGCTCGGGTTTGCTCAGCCAGCATTACCGGCAGAGTGATCGCCGGATACCACACACGCTGAGGCCCGGTGTCATAGATCGGATTAGCTGTGGTCCCCGGCTTGTTGAAACGGAACCACTGGACCCATTGACCAGCTTCGAGTTGGTATTCCTTGAAGGCTTGACGCGCTCCCCAAATCTCTCGCCATAACCGGCGATCTGAAGGACCATTAGCGTTCGGCATTTAGTGCTCCACCGGAACTTTTTTCACGATCAATGACCAGGAGGAATTGGGATCGGGACCAGCTCTGGTCCATAGTCAACGAACGGAGCAGGTTGCCCCACAACGAACTGCGCCGTCGAAAGCACAACGCCATAGGGCGTGACAACCCCGATTTGGCCCGTCATGGCTCCCACAGGAACAGCTACCTGAAGTTGCCCATCGTTGACGACAGAGAACTGTCCGGCGACCAACGGAGTCGAGTATGGATACGGCACGGACGTGAGTGCCGGAACACCACCAAAGGTGACCTGAGTTGTTCTATTGAAGTATTTGCCATTGATCGTAATAAGTGCTCCAACCAACCCCGTGGTCGGAAAGAACCCGGTATAGGGCTCGTTGTAATTCTGCTCTCGAAAGATCGGGATGAGGCGGTTTGTCGTGTAACTAACTCGGCGCTGATTGAGGATTTGAATGCGCCAGATACCGACACCGAGTGCGGCACACAAGTCTTTGTACTGTTGCTGCAATCCCTGAATTTGTTGAAGGATTTGACGATAACGCTGCGCACGAGGAAGCGAGACTCCCTCGGGCGTATGAATGTCAATGTCCTTCGAAGCATCCGTTGCGCGAAACCAAAGCAGCTCGACAGCCGCCATAAGGGACACGAGATATTGATTGTTCGAGTTGATCCCCAGTTCGCCGGAGACCGGGTCGATTACCGGCAACGGTTCTTCGTCAGCAACGTGCAAGTTGAATGCGTCGGTTACGGCTTGGGAGACTTCCGCATCAATGAAGTAGTCGTAGGTAATACCGGATACTTGAAGCGATCCACCTTGCGGTTGTGGGGGTGTCGGAAAGACGATGATCCCGTGCTTGTAATCAAATGTGTAAGCCGGTGTCGCTTGATTGGCCGGAACAACAGCGCCATCAATGATTACGGTCGGAGGCGTCGCCGTCGAAGAAATTGACTCAACCGGCAAATCGTAAACAGTCGAGACGCCATCGAGCACCACAGCGCACGCGAAAGGCATGCCGGTGTCCTGAATCTCGAACCGAGTTCTCAATGTGATTGACGCTGTGGACATGGAAGAAATCCTATTGAAGAGCGGGCTGCACTGTTAAGTCAAGTGATTCCTGATCCGGCTTCATTGCCGGTTGTACAACTAAGCCGAGATTTTCTTGATCTCCGACGAGTGCCGGTTGCACAACGAGTTGTAATGATTGACGTCCGATGGTAGTCACAAGCTCATGCGCCCTTGAAAATTGCACCCATCGTGCCCCAATAATTTGATCCGTTAAGCCCCCAACTTGGATTTTGAGCAGACGTTGGCAGCGCACAAGCAGTCTCTAAAATGCCAGCAACAGAAGGCCCATACATCGCCATAGCCCCGCTTTTGTAATTGCCATTAGTAAATGCGTCGGTGTTCATGAGAGCGGCCGCAAACCAAAGTCCAACTTCCCCCGCAACGGATGGTGTCAACGAAGGACCAGAGGCGGTTGACGAACTTCCGCTGTTATGACCGTGCACATCAACGGCTCCGGTGCCGGATGCCTGAGAACATCCAATAATCGGAACAGCGAATCCCATGCAGTCTGTGCTACCGGAAAAATTGATGGCGACAGTTCCCGATAATCCTGAGCCGCCCTGCCCAATCCATATGTAATTGTTTTGGCTTCCCGCACCAATTGCAACAGAATCAATCAAAGTCCACGTATAACTACTACTAAACGTATCCGTGATTGTCGTCGCCGTGAGACTGTTACCAATAGCTCCTGCCAAAAAAATCGGGCATCCGTTGTATGGAACACTAAGGGTGTTGTTGTAAAGGGAGCCGTTGTAAACCGCCCCATTCACTGGTGATGCGGCCCAAAACAGCGAACCAGTTTGATTGAATCCGGCCGAAGCCGAACTAAACGTCTTACCGTGAGCAACGTGCGATGTAAGTGCTGTTCCCTGCAATCCACCATTGAGCAAAGTTGCAGTTGCCATCATGCCCATATTTCGACGAGCAGCAATTAATGCCGGTCGAATCAAACTCTTGTCGTGATACTTACGACCAAGAAATTCTTCGTCGAGATCGATTGCGCCCCTTGTATCCATTTTTATTCTTCCTAACCCACGAGTATCGAAGCGGAACCGTAGACCTGATTTGAGGTTCCAGCGGTCATTGAAACGGTTATCGCATCTGCTTCTGCGTTGATCATGAAATCGGTGAGTGAGTACGAACCAGTTGCACACGAAACAGCATTTATCAACGTCATTGTTTGCGAACCAGTGGCGTCTGTCCAAGTCACCGTAATGGTGACAACGGTCGTTGCCGTGACGACTCGAAAGTAAACACTGATGTGAAAGTTTCCGTCACCGCTTGGCGTATAGGTGACAATTTGAGTAGCCCCGGTGGTGGTGCACTCAACCTCACTTGCCGTAGCAGCAACACTGCTCGTGACGGCCTTCCAAGTGGGAGCCCCGCCGGTATTAGCGCCAAGGAATGTGCCAGTTGCTCCACCGGCAAGGAGTGAACCAGTTCCTGAACCAGTTCCAACAAACAACTGACCCGCAGCGGTGAACAACCCCTCGATGTCTGCCGCAGCAAGGGTCACGGCACCAGTTCGAGTATTGAAGCTCGTCACAGTGGCGTTAATCAAAGCCACAATCTCGGTGAAGAGATCGGCCGTAATGACCTGAGCACACTGCCAACCAATGGCGATGGCTTGCTCGGTAGTGCCATATGCACCGCGAGTCATCGTGATTGTGTTGCCAACCGCCGAACAACGACAAATCTCTGCGTTCGAAAGCAGAGGGATGTCACCGGGAGGCCAGAACAACATGTCGAAGTTGCCGGTCGGCCAGGTGATGCCCGCTTGAACCGTGCACGCCGTTCCCGACGTTGGCGGCGACGGTGCGCCAGTTACAAGCGAATAAGCAAGGTTGACTAGGTTATCGAGCGCCATTTGATCACCACTCGATTACGATTGTTGGCGATCCTTGCGAGAGAATTCGAATGTTTGGTTGAACAGGTTGGCCCGCCGGATACGGAGGATGCAGGACCCGTGCACCCGCCAATCCGAGAACTCCCGAAAGAGTCGTTTGACCATCGGTCACTTCAACACCACCGGAGGGCACAACGGGGTCCTGCCCATTTGCCGTCGCCCAACATTCTGCAACGTTGGCTACTTGATAAACAGTGACCCCGCGACAAATTGCATCGGTAATGGTGTACCGAAAGAACTGATTGGGGACCAACGTCTGTTGGACGGACGGCATAGTGTTCTCCTCGTTAGAACCATTGGCGAACCAACCCGAGATCGTTCAAATGCTCGGCCACGGGAAGCGGCAATCGATACTTCAACCCCTCACGGAGTGTGAAGTTATTTGGTCGGCCGTTCACGACTCCGTAGGTCATATCCTCGATGTCTTGATCGACGCGAATGGTTGCCATCGACGAACGAACTGCGTGCGCCGGAGGCGCTGCGTGCTGTCGTCGGGCGGCGATGATTGGCGCAAGCGTTTCGGCGCTTTCCTTACCAGTCAAAGTGGGCTCTTCCTCGGCAAATTGAGGAGCGAATCGGAAGCTCTCATCGTCATCGCCTTCGTCATCGATTACAACGTGACGGTTTTGTGCATCACGCAAATCAACACGGTCACCGGACTGGCCGTCGAAGACACCGTGCTCTTCGTCGTCGGCCTGCGCTGAGTTCATCATTGTGAGTTCTGCTCCGCGCTCTTCAAGATCAGCCTTGGCTGCCTTCGCCTGTTGGTCCTTTACTCGCCCGGTCATGTCGCCGGGGGAACGAGCAGAGCGACGGCTTCCCGCACTCGCCCGGTCTGGACCTCGATTACCTTTTGGCTGCGCCATTTGAATTCTCCTTTTTGGGACATAGTTAGTCCCGGGTTCCCAATGAGAAAGAGCTTGCCATGCGGCCTAATCCCACTTCACGTCAGTTAGGCTGCTCTAATGCTCGGCGGATTCGTTCCGTACTGGACGACAATCAGCAACGATGAGGTGCGTGTTCGTCTGCGCAATTCCGCTGCCCGAGAAGCCGCCCGTTGTGGATTCGTCACAACGTGGGAAGCGATTGACGAAATGGTCGATCTCTATGTGCGATGGCGCGACGACGAACGAGTGAGCTTCCTCATTACAGAAGCCCTCGAATAGCAAAGACCCGCCCCGAAGGGCGGGCCTCAGCCTTGCAGACGTCTCGATTGGAGACGTTAGTTCGTATTCGCCACAACCACCGACCAGTCGGTTAGTTCCACTCCGAATCCGGCTTTTGAAGTGTTCGAAGTTCCTGGGCGCTCAATTGACGACGGTCGTGAAACAGAGAACGGGTGTTCCACTTGCCATTTTGATATTCCGCCACCTCTTGCCGAGGGTTGTGAGTAGACGAGACATGGGTGCTCCGGCGACCGTCCAAAGAGTGAATCACATTCACGGTCAAGCCTTGCTTTGCAAGATCATCGGCGTGATCCGCAAGATTCTCGTGAACATCTCTATGCGTCAGCCCATTTCCTTTTCGAACGATATTTCGGATGTTCAAATCGAGATGAGCATCACCGTATTCGCCATAACGGTTCTTCTCGGTGCGAACCGTAAAAAAGCTTTTTGGGTGGCCGGTGACATTGGCGGCGGCGTCCTTTAGTCGTTGAGCCTGCGGTGAAATCCTGCTCATGCTGAAATCCTATCCAAGTAGCGAACGGCCCGCCTGAGCATCGTCAGGGAATCCTCAAAGAACCCGAGGCCCGAGTTACAAGGACGACAGAGAATGCCTCGTACATGCCCGTCAGCGTGATCGTGGTCAACGTGCGGTGTTTCCACCTCAAACGACCGCTCACAAATCGCACAAGCATTTCCTTGCTTCTCGATAAAAAAGTCAAACTGCTCCGGCTCAATCCCATAATCGTGTCGTATTTGCTGCGCTCGCATACATTTTCGGCATCGACGAAGACCGCTCTTATAGGTGTAAGTGTTCTCTGGCGTGTACTCATGATTTTGTGGACAATGCGTCTTGTCTTTATTGCGTGGTCCAAACGGAGTGTCATCTGGAATTGCTGGAAGCCCTTTTGATTTGCGCTGTGCTGCTCGCAAACAAATTCGGCAGATTCGACGCTCTACTCCATCATTTGGGTCTTTGCGCCAATACGTGCTCTCATTGGTAAACAGGTGATTGTTGGCACAGCGAGTTTCAGTCGCAAATTGACGACGTGATATTCGATTTGGGCTTCCTTCCCGTTGTGTTCCATATCGTGACCTTGGTCGTGTTGGATCAGGCTTTGGTCCTGGCAGCAAAAGACCCCGAGCTTGTCGTTCTAATCGACGCTTGCACGCCTGACAGATACGAAGCTCAGGGTCTTCTGGATGTTTGTATGGAGCTTTCTGTGCTGGGCACAGAGCACACGTTCTGATTGTCATCCCAGCAGTTTAACACAACTACTGGGGAGTTCAACTAGTTGGTATTTGCGATCACGACCGACCAATCTGTAATCAATCCAAGACCCCAAATCGCGTACCATGCCAGAGCGTGCTCTCGACCGAAGTCGAGAACGCCACCGTCACGAAGCTCGACCGGCAACGAAATCGCATGCCCGAAAGCATTGTCGCCGATGAAGATCGCCTGGTAGTACGTGGCCGGAGTAGCGGCCGTGGTCTGCGCTTGGTTGACCTGCGTGGTCTCAATGAACACGCAGTCCCAAAGCCGACCGATCTCGCCAAGGGCGAAGTTGCCGGGGGCGGCGTACTTCGTAACCTCGATGAACTCAGGGCAGTCTCGAAGCTCTCGGGACTGGGTCGGTGCCACGAAGCAGACGTAGGTCTCACCGAGGCGAGGAACGTTCTTCGAAGCAAGGGTCAATACTGCATCCTTCACCAAAGCCGGGGTGAAGTAGTAGTTCCCCGTCAACCCGTTGGTGGACGTTGCAGCGGAGCCGTGGTCATACGGCGACTGCGTGGTCCGCGGGTTGTCGGTGGCGAGGTAGTTGTATCCGAAGATCACTGACGACGCCAAAAGCAGTGTGTTCCGAGCGCTGTAGTCGAGGTACTGCGCCATGTTTCGTCCGAGCAGACGGGAGGCCGAAGCCATGACGTCGTCGAACGAGGCATTGAGCAACAGCTCCGTGACCGACACAGCGAAGCCCTGTTCTGCAACCGTGATCGAGAACTGGCTCGCCGTCAAAGCGACGGTCTGCATGCGAACACCTTCCACCAACTGCGAAGCATTTGGCAGGTTGTTGTATCGCATGAAGTTGATGGTCAGACCAGGCTGAACACCAAGCTCCGTCTTTTTGACCGCAAACTGCTCGAAGCGCAGAATGGGCATTGCCTGGAACAGGATTTCCTTGGACCAAATCGTCTGGATTGCCTGCCCAAGCGTTGAGTTTGCGCCCGCATATCCAGTCGGCGAAGCGGCCAGATAAGGCGAGCCGGTAATTGCAGAGGCCATGCTTTGAGTCTCCTTTACTCAATAATGATTCGAGCCTCTAATGCCTGACTCTGGCAGCCACGATTTGGTTCTACAAAAGAAAATCCGCTAATCAAACATCAAAGTGCATTTCACTAATGCAATGCAAGGCACTATTACGGCGCATACGCCCCAAGAGTGCGAACACGCTCGCTTGCGGCACCGAGAAGAGCCCCCCGCATTTGCCGGTAATCCTCCATCGGCATGTCGGCGATCTCTTGTGCAGTGATTTGACGGTCGTTGCCGGTGAAGGCGGCGACGTCGATGGGCGGCGCTCCGGTCGGAGGCATCATCACTCGACGTGGAGGCGCACTGTTGAACCGCGCACTGATCTGAGCTGCGATTTCGGCGCTCTTCGCCTTGGCGATTTCGATGTTCTGCTCAATCTCGTCTTCGTTGTTCCCACGAATGAAGGTGGCAAGTTCCGGCATGATCTCTTCCGCCTGCGTCACTTCTTGCACACGCCGTGATGCGTAGTTGTCGAGTTCACGCAAACGCGATTCCTTTGCGAGTAATGCTCGCTCGGCGGAACGCTCGGCTTCGATTTGGGCAAATCGTTGATCCATCGAAGATTGATACTCTTCGAGGCGCTGGTTTGCACTGAGTCCTTCTTGCCGAAGGCGCTCGGCTTCCGCTTCGGCTTCCTGGGCAATCCGAGTCTGCTCGGCGATCTGCTGCTCTCGCTCAGTCGTGAGCGTTGCAAGCGTCTCTTGCGCTGAACGAAATTCGGTTCGAACCTGTTCAAGTTCAGGGTAGAGCTTGTTCTTCTCTTCCTGACGAACGCGCTCGCGCTCACGATTTAGCAGCTCTTCGACCTGCGCTGCTGACATATAGCCATCCGGCACTGCGGAAGCACGCGGGTCGATGTGGAGGTGAAGCGGAGTTCCGCCAGGAACTACCGCTGCTGGATCGAGTGTCATTACAACTCTCCTTCTAATTCTCCGATTAAGGCCACAGTGTTACGTCGGCGACAGTAGTTAATGGCTAATGCCGACCGGAAGTCAGTTACGAAACGGCCAACGATCTCGTTTTCGGCTGTTGCATGGTTTGCATGCCGGACGAAGGTTTGCGAGGCAATGAGCACCGCCCTTAGCTAGAGGTTTTACGTGATCCCAAGCTTCAGCTTGTTTTCCGCACATCCAGCAACGCCCAAACCAATAATTCCACTTCTCCTGAAGAAGCTCGATAGTGACCGCACCAATTTGAGCCCCACGCTTTCGAGCACGCCTTTGGGCTGCAACCAGAGCGTCGTAAGCACGGCGCTGCAATAGGTTTTGTTCTCGATTGGTCTTATACCAACTTCGCTGGGTGTCGTTGTAATGCTCTCTATTGGCATCACGCCAAACATGGTTCAGTTGCCGCTTGCGATCAAGATTTTGTTTACACCAATCTCTCGCCTGGGAGCGAATTTCTTCGCCATGCTCTTCGTAATATCGACGGTTGTAATTCCTCTTTGTCGTCTTGCCTCGTTCGGTTGCGCCATAGGACTTCTTGGAAGCAGCAACACGTTCGGGATGGCGTTGGACGTACAGCCGTCGTCTTTCAACTGACGTCAATGCCATCAGGAATTGTCGTCCTCTGGATCATGAAGTGGATTCCGAACTTGCGGAACTTTGGTTCCCGCCGCCAGTGTGGAGAGCCGAGTGAGCAAATCCTTCGTCTCTGGATTGTCGAAAATGTTTGGCATCGCCGAGCCTGGTTGTGTTGCAGTCGCCGTGTTGACACCTGGGCCACCGGCAGACTGAACAGCAGGACCGGCACTGGTCGTAGATGCGGACCCTCCTTCCTCTCCAACCGGCTCCCCAGTTGTCGGGGAAATGCCGGTGAGAAACGGAATGAGTACCTGAAGCTGTGCGCTTTGCAAATCGAGCGCACCTTGTTCGAGTTGGTCGAGGTGCAATTCGTTATACAGCTCTTCGAGCTTTTCTGCGGGGTAAGCCTCGCCAAGACGGCGAAGAGCGCCACGCTTCGACAAGAGCCCGAGTGCCATCTCCATTTGGATTTCCTGAAGAGCCAACGTCTTGTCAATGGGCATCGGGTTGGCAAATTCGACACTATTTCGAAACGTCAAAGGATCAAGCGGATCGAGCACGGAAAGCTGACCGGGTTCAGGCAAGACATCCCGAGATGGATCGAACTGCAAAAGCTCCGGCATATAGACCGAAGCGACACGGATGATTAGCTCATTAACTCGAACAAGCCCCGACTCGTATTGAATCGACTTCTGTCGGAACTTCTGCATCAATGGCAGCAACGTGATTTGAAGTGCGACGCCCGAGGTGTTGCTGATCTGCAACTCCTGCCCAAAAGCATTCATCGGAATGTTGACAATCTCGTGCATCTTCTCTTTCAGCGTTTCGAGGAACTTCAAAGGTCCATCGAGCTGTGAGTTAATTTCGAGGTTGGCAACACGAGCATCCTTATTCGGAATTGCCCATACCTTGCGGGGGCCGCGTTCGAGGTTGTTCGATTTCGCGCCGGTAATGATCGTGACCGGCGATGCGTAGTAGTTCACGATGTCAGTAATCAATGTGGCCGTCTCGTTGTACTGCCGGTTGAGGTCCGTGACGTCTTGAATGTCAGACAAGCCCCACGGCGACGACGGCACCTTCGTGTTCGAGACATGGATGAACGGGATTACCCCGAGCGGGTTTTCTTGGCTCTCGATTAGCTCATCATTGATGAACGACTGGAAGGCGTCTTCAGTCCAAAGCTCGGTATATGAGAACACCTGTCGAGTGCCTTCGAGCGCCGTTCCCCAAAAGCGGTACTTCATCTTGAAGCGGATTAGGCGCGACATGTCGTGGGGGTGGTACTCAGGAAAACAGAAGGCACTGTTGAGCGGAAGGATGCGAATCTTCGGTGGGTGGAAGTTGCCCGCCGGGTCGTCGTAGGCCTCTTCAAATGCAACCTTGACAAACGAGTCGCCGGAGACCGAGCCTTGCTGCATGATCTCCCACATCACAGCCATCTTGCCCATTGGCTGGTGCTCTTCCCAAACCTGGCGCAACAGCTCCGGCACAATCGCCGACGTCGCTTCGGGGGACGAGAAATTGACTCCGTTGGTGAGTGCGAAGTTCGTGAGGTAATCACTGAACGTCTTACACCAGTTGAACGTGAGTTGGGGCTCGCCGATCTCGCGCCGATACGACCAGTGGTGCCCAAGGTAGAAGGCCCAGTTGGATGCGTACCGATTGAGGCGTGGCCCGTGAACCTCGAACTCTTCGTCGGCAAGCTCAACGAGCCCGAGCGGACTAATCGCAATCGTGAGGTCTGATGACGACGCTCGGTAAGAATTAGAAACGAAGCTAATCGCCATTTACACACTTCTCCGTGGACGCCGGACACGACTAGCCCGAGCAGGAAGCCCGATGAGCTTGTTGGACTGATCGGGGAAAGTTCCTGCCCCGTGTCCCCCAGGTCCGTAATTCAAATAGGTGTTCTGCCCGCGAGTCTCTGAGGTGAGTGCTTGAACAGCCTTCTTCGGAAACATCTGCCGGTGACTGAGGTACGCAACGTCTTCGCCATAACGATCAAACCCACGACCGGTGGCTGCGTGACCGAAGACGTCGTGCACCGCTCGGAACTTGTCGTTCTCCTCGGGGCTCAAATAGGCGTGCGACTCTTCAGGAGTCGTGGCGTGCGTGCGAATTACACCACGCTTGACATCCTCGCCCATTGCCTTCGCACCCTCAGCGCTAGGCTCATATGGGTCAAAATTGACCGCTTCGTGACGGAGTCCCATGCCGCCTTCTTCGCGAGGCTTTGTCATGAAGTCGTATTGCTTGTTGACCGCACCTCGAAATGCGCCATAACTCCGGCGAATGTTTGGTGACTCGGGCTGCTTCTCGGCCATGCGATAATCAAGCTGGGTCCGGTAACCGGCGTGCCGGTCATTGATGCGGTCGTCTAATCCCTCAATCGTGTGTCGCCCGTGTGTGTACTGCGATGCTCCTTCAAGAGCACTGCCGACAGGCTCAAACTGATGAGGATTGAGCTTCTTTGGATCGAAGAATGCTTGCTGCTCAGACACGCCATCAAAGGTAACAAGAGGCGATTAGAACTGGTTAGTCACTTTCCCGACATTAGCCGTTGGGATGTCTTGCAGCCCAACGAGCACTCGACTGATACCAGAACGTGTCAATCAAGATCACGAGTCCAACAATGATCGCAATAACGCCGAGCAATCTGCCGCTGGCCGTAATCCATTTGCCTTCATTCAGGCCATAGAGAAACAAAAAGATGAAAATTGCAACTGCGCTCACTGGTCCCATTTATTCAATCCCTTTCAGTTTCAGTTTTTTTTGTCTCAGCATCTGCTAGTCGAGTCGCCGCAGCTTGTGCTGCATCATCAAGTCGTCGGGCTGCCGCCTCGGCAACGGCTTCAACTCGCATAGCTGCATGCATTGCAGCCTCGGTAACTGCTTGGGCTGCGTGCTCTGCTCCCAAACCGGCAGCCGCTGTCACCTTCTCGATGGAATCAACCTTGTCATACAGAGTCCTAACCCCGTTCGTTCCAGGTTTCAGCATCTTCTCAACGCTCGCTATGCGCTCGATAATGCTCTCCTCGTCGGGGAGTCCTGGGACGTCCTTGCGCCCGCGCAGTTCAGCATTGAACCTTTGATTGGCCTGATCATCAGAGCGACGGTGAACCAAGGCACTTATCCCTGTAGCGCCTAATCCAGAAATAAGAGAACACACAACCACGAGAATTATTGTCCCCGAGTCGTTCCCTACCAACGGCCCTGTAACAGCAAACATCTCCAATCATGTCCCGGCGTGCGGAATGACCGCTGCGTCCAAATTTGCCTTGAATGCATAAAGGGTCCCTGTCTTTGGGATGTTGGCATCACTGTGCGGCATCATGTCGTGGGTCGTATTGTTCCACTGATACCAGCCGATCTCCGGCAACGCCTTACCTTTTGCCGTCGTTCGCTTTGCCGGAAACACGCACATCTCTGCTTCGGCGTAATCGATAATGACCATGCCGTGCACGGTGCAGTATTCGTCGGCAGTCATTGGAACCGGCGTCGGTGGATAAACGCCCTTCGAACACCACGCACCAAACGGGAGCTTCAGGATGGCGTCTTGGTCGCACTGCACGCCACCAACAGTGATTTGCGTGATCTCCTGGCGAATGTTTGCGGGGAAGAGCACACCATTTGACCAACCGGCTGCTTGCCAGGTGTAATCAACACGGCTCACTACTTCTTGAAGAGTGGCCGTCCCTCCGTAACCGGTGACGAGGTTCTTGGCTGCGCGCAAAAAGCCAGCGAAAGTTTGGGCGTACTCACCAACAGCAGCGAGTTGCGCAGCGGTCGGGTCGAAGTCCACTGTGAAGACGGCTGCGGTTCCCGTGGGCTGCTTGAAGGACGCCATTGCAGCTAATGCGGCGTGAGCATCGGTCGTGGCTTGTGCGGCTGCGCCGAGAGCGTTCTGTGCGCCGGTCTCGAAGATCGATATCAACCCGAGCCCAGCGGCCAAGTAGCTCTCGATCAGTGCGGACGTCGGAGCGAACTTACCGGTCAAATAGAAGCCAACCACATTGCACCCTGCGGCCTTTACTGCTGCTGCGGATGGGTGGCCTGCTGCATCGATACCACGCAAATTGACAATTGACATTTACCGTCTCCTTCGACGATTCAGCGGTCCTTCCTTGAACTCTGAGCCCCAAGGTGTGTCCATCAGATGTGGTCGGAATTCCAACTGATCTTTGGAACGCACCAGGGAGCCAGGAGCCCAATTCGTGCCGTGGTAATTCTCGATGTGATCCTCCATTTCGGATTTCGAAAGAGTCCGAAATGGAGGATTACACACACCGCAAACCTGAATAGCTCTAGGCCGTTGCGGCAGTCGAGCGTCTTCTTGGTTCATTACCGAACTTGGCCGTAGAGCACGATCTCCAAGTTGGCGGCAGCCCCGACGGAACTGATGGCACCGATCACGAAGGAGAGAATGTCACCTTCGTGCACCGTTGACGTTGGCGTGCTTGTGAAGCCGTTCGCGTCAGTGTAGGTGTTGTCGGGAGCAACGAGCCCCGCCGTGATGCCGAACTTGACAATCGTCGGAGGAGTCGTCACCGGAGCCGACGTGATTTGCGACGTCTGTTGCGCCGTCTCGAACCCAACGGTTCCCGGCGGACCAGGGAACGGGTATTCGAGAGCGTAAGGCTTGTTTTCAAGCAACGCTCCCAAGTAGGCGTTCGTGGTGATCGTTCCCGACGTGATGTTGCTCGTCGCCGAACCCGCAACCGAGGGGACGTTTGCTGCCGTCCAAAGGTTGTAGGGGTTAGGAGACAACTGCGTGCTGGCGACGTTGGCCTGAGCCACCGGGTTGTTGCTGACATTGACGGTTACGCCGTCGCCAGCACCTGCGGCAGTCCCAAGGACAAGAAGCATCCCGAGGATTTCGAGGTCACACGGAGCAATGAACTTCTGAGCCATCGTTTCCGCGGAAACGGATGCAAGAAATCGTTCGACAAGAACGGTGCTCGGATAAAGGCCGGACATATATCTCTCCTCCTGTGAGAGTCATAAGGAATCCCAGCCATTACCTGGGAGCACGATTCGTTCTCCGATTGAAATGCACAACTACAAGAAGCATTTAGCCCGAGGGCTAAATTTAGTCCGTCACCGTTTCTGGACTCATTCGCTCATAGCGACTGCCTGAGCGCATGACGTCGGGGAAGGTGACCGGGGGCTCGGTGACGCCATCAACGAACGACCGGAGCATGCTCGGGGCGTCCGTCCATGAAGCCGAACCGACGTGGGCACGCTCGGCCATTGTCTCGTCGGCGTGCTTGTACTGCGAGTCGGGGTTGTTGTGGTTCGGTGAACCAGGCCCGGTCGCATAGCCGTCCCGCATCCCGTGGGTGTACGAGTCCGGCACATCGGTGTCGGTGGCAAGCCCCTCCTCGAAACGCAAGGGACCGGTGCGACCCGCCATGTCGGGACCCATTGAGCGCGGGTACGACTGCGGCGTCCGCTCCGGCGGAATGTTCGAAGGTGCAATTGTCATTTTCTGGCTCTCCTCTTGATCAGAGCTTTGTGCCTGTTGTACCGCACGGCCCTAATCAAAAGCGAGTCAGTTTCGTTCGGCGATCAACTCCCGCATCATTTGAAGGTTGCCGCAAGCTTCCCGGTAGCGATTACAGAGCTTCCGGTTATCACTGAAGTTCGGTTGAGCGAAACACTCCTCTTCGGGGTGCTCGTGCCATAGGTGAAAGATGTTGCCGCTCACCCGATGCTCTGCATTCACGAGCGTGTCTAATGCGAGCATGAAGGCTCGATCCTCTTCTCCCCAGCCAATGAAGCGCTCGTCGTATCCGCCTACCGTTTCGAAAGCAGCTCTAGTCACAACAACACACCCGCCGACTGCGGGCTCAGGAGTGTCCTTCGAGGGAAAAATGAACTCGTAATAGTCACGATCAAACATGTCAGTTCCCCAGCTCAATGGATCAGGAAGAGCAGCCCCAGCAATGAAGTTCTCGGTCCCCATCTCCGTCATAGAGCAATAGTGATCGTAAGGAAATGCCCACCCTCGTTCCTCGGCCAGAGAAAGGGCTTCACGAATTTGATGCTTTGGAACAAAAGAGTCGGCATCGACAAAAACGAGAATGTCCCCATCGGCACGCTTTGCCGCCTGGTTGCGCGCTGCCGACCGATTAAACGGCTCGATTCCTCCAATGATGATTTCGGCATCTGGCTCATGCCAATCGATTGCCAACGCCCCCAAAATGTACTTGCACGCACGTTCTCGGTATTCGTCACCATTTGGGAGATAAGGGATCAGGAACGAGATCATGTTCGACCGAACATTCGCATGTATTCCATTTGGTGTTCCTGCTGAATCTGCATATAGGTCTGACCGTGCAACTCTGGCGGCTGTTTGTTGCGACTACCCTCGTTCACATGAACGCGATAGATGGCTTCGGGTACTGCCGAAATTACAGCCCCGGCCATTTTGCACCTAATCCACAAACTCATCGTTTTACAGGTTTCATTTTTATTGGACGACCATACCCAGGCTCATTAAGGTCAGGCCACTTCCGAGTAATTGGTGGGTGAAGTTTCAAGTGTTGTTGCAGCCACCACGACAAGTCCAAAATTGCACCTTCGGTATAACCGTCTGTAACACCGTGGACTTCTCTCATGTGCTCCATTGTCTGTTCACACATCAGAGGATGAACAGCACTTCCATCAACTAATTGATGGTCGGCGTTTAGAAAGATAATTTCGTTAGTATTTAGATAAATTTTATTGGTCATGCCACCCGCTCCAAATACGCAACGGCATTTACTAAAAGCTGCAAATCATCCCGAGCACAGCCAAGCAAGTGATTGCAAAGATTACAAAGCAGACCTCGAACTTTTCCGGTCCGGTGGTCATGGTCAACAGAAAACCGCTTGACTCTTTTGCCTGCCGGTTCTGTCGAATGGCAAATGGCGCACCCCCCGCCCTGCTCTTTCAACAAAGAGTTGTACTCGTCAAGCGTGATTCCGTACCAACGCTTTATGTTGTAAGCAAATCGTCCTTCTGGATCACGCTCACGCATTTTCTTCAATAAGCGGTCGTGATTGGCGTAATAATCCTCTCGTTGACCTTGACGACAGTTACTGCAACGCTTGTATTTGCTCTTAATTGGTCGCTTACACAACGTACAAGGATGACTCGTCACGGTGGAACTTTGCGAACCAAGCGGCTTCGTGTTCCCTTTGGATTTGACTGTAGACGCTGCCATGAATTGAGTCTCCCTGTTTATTTCGACTATCGGGAAGTACATGCACCCGATAAATGGCATCAGGGCATTTGCCAATTTTAGCCCCAGCCAGTGCGAGGCGAATAAATAAATCCCAATCTTCAAGAATCGGGAAGTCACGGAAACCCCCTACCGACAAGAACAACTTCCGCCGGACCATCGAGCCGATTATCAGATAGTTACCTATGATGAGGCTCTTCTGCTCGATAAGAACTGGAAAATCATCCTCGACGCCATTAACGACCCCGAGCGTCGAAGGTTGCCGTATATCTCCACTCCCCGCGATCATGTGCTCGATATACCGTGGGTCAAGTTCATCGTCGGCGTCAAGAAAGATCAGCCAATCTCCGGTGCTGAGTGAAGCTCCGAAGTTCCGAGCTTCGGAAACCGTCGCCTTGTGTGACCAGATCACTCGATTCGCTTTGACAACTTGGTTGAAGGCCGACTGTTGAGCACGCTCGGCCAACGGCTTCCATACATCGATATCGCCACAGGTTGGAACTATGACATCAACTGTTTCCACGGAATCCTGCACTTCCACTCTTCGCACCGAACAAGCGTCTTGTCCGGTGACACAATTGACTGAACGTGTTCGTCAGAATGACCATCGACGCCGTTGTATCGAGCGTATTTGATCTCTTGATCTTCAAACCGTGCGTACCCCAAGTGCATCAAAACGACATCGTCCGTCGAGACCCGATTCGGGGTCGCCATGACGTAACTCGGAACAGCAGGAACACCAACCTTGCCCCGAGCGAAGCCACCATTTTCTTGATAGGCGAAAAGTCGGGGAGCAAAAATTGTTCCCCACTTTCGATCCGTGCGAACAAGAGGGCACCCATCTGTATCAAAGCCGAAAACTTCGGGGATACTCAGATTGACGGCCGTTCCACCACGCATGATGTCGTTGAACTCGACACCCTGACCTTTGATGGAAAGAAACTCGTCACAGTCAATTACGAGAACCCAATCACCAAGCCGGGGATGCATATGAAGCTCAAAAGACTTCCAAGCGGCTTCGCGAAACATTCCCTCATCTTCTGAAAAAGAGGCCACCCCATCAGGACGCCGGATAGCGACACAACCCAAAACGTCAGCAATATCCAATGTTCGATCTGTCGATTGATCGTCGTAAAAAAAGTGATCATCGACAAAGCCATCAAGATTGCGAATCATGGAAGACAGGTATCGACTCTCCTCGTTCTTTCCAACCGTAAAAGCAAAAAGTCTCATTCTTCTTCAAGTCGCTTTCTCTTCCACGGACAGTGACGCTCCTTGCACTGATTGAGAAGTGGATCAACACAAGCACACCAGTCTCGATCTCGAATGTCTTCCATCACTCGTGCTCGATTCGTTCAAGATAGATGACAGCACGCTGAAGAGCTTTTTGATTATCTGCAAAGTTTCCTAAACCGTGATTACATCGATTGCACAGCAATCCTCGAACACACTTACCGCAGGAATAAGGGCCGTCGCAACACTTGTGATCGTGATCGATTACCCAACGGTTGTACCGACCTCCTGGGCGTTTCGTCCGACAAATGGCGCAACGACCGCCCTGCTTTTTCAAGAGGGCTTCAAATTGCGCTCGGGTCAGATGATACATCCAAAGGATTTTCTTCCAGCGGTAATCATCAGTTGTATAACGAGAGTTGTGCTTCTTCATGCAACTACGGCATTGATTTTGATGCCCAGTCTTAGTTCGGGAATTCAGTGCAAACTCTGCTTCACCCTTATTCAGCCGACAAGCACTACACCGAAGTTTGTTACTCATGTTCAATGCCGTGTAGCGCAAGAAATTCTCTGTGCATCGTTTTGCTGTTGGTGACCTCTCGATCCTGCCAACCCCCGTGATCTGATGAACGATGAAAGAGGTGTGTCATCTTCACGGATCCGTAGAACACATTGATGTGCCCGTGAGCAGTGAGATGCCGAGAACACGTCGTCTCTTCGAAGTAGTGCCGCGTCTCCAAGAAGGCTCCAACAGCATTGGGTGCATACTCTTTCCAAACCGGACACTCAGTCAGTTCTTTCCACACAGAGCGTTTGATGAAATAAAGCGAACCCGAAACCGAGTAGACGTCTTCAAGCACATCGCTGCACTGACCAACATCGGTTTGGTTCCAACCACGTTGAACATGGCCGTGAGGTCCACCAGGGATGCCGCCCGCAGTAAAGCAGTTGAACTCGTTCACTTGTCGAGGTCCGAGAACTCCCCAATTCGGATGGTCTCTTAAAGCGTCATGGCATTCCCTGAACCCATCACTCAAAAGGGTGTCAGCGTTAGCGAAGAGAATTATGGAATTGTGCCCGAGAGCTGCCCCTTCGTTGCACGCTTTTCCATATCCAATGTTTTCCCGAAAGAAGAGAGTTTGCCTTGAATTGGATTCTTCAGCACGAAGCCAATCTTCAGGAATGTTCGCTTCAACTTCAACAATAGTGAGCGTGCAACCCGGTAGTTCCAAGGCTTCATAAGAACGAATGAAGTCTTGAAGCAAATCCGGTGTCTTGTAGTTCACGACAACAACATCGACAGGCATTAGCGGCCCAAGAACTGTCGAGTGCGCTTGACTGCGGAGTCTTGCCCTCGACTGAATAGTTCATCAGCAAGTGAGTAGGCCATTTCAGCCGACAGTCGAATCTCCCCGAGAAAAGCAACATCTCTCGTCGAGCGGTACTCGGGGACGTAGCTCGACATAGATGCGATGGACGCTTCGAGGAGCTTCACTAACTCATCGTCACCGAGGTTCGAGGCGCGCTCAGCCAGCTTCGACTGGTTTGGTGTCTCGTTCTGTTTCGCTGTTGTTCGGCGTCTCAGCATCATCGGCAAACCAATTTGCAATGTCCTTGAATTTGGTCAAATCTTCAGGAGGGAGGTTATCCCACGACTCCGGCAAAATCCAGAGTTCGTCGGCCATCCAATCCGGCATCCAGTCAGGAACTTTTCTCCGTGTCCACACACCAACTGCAATGCCTCGTCGGGGAAGAACCTTGACTATAAGGACCTTTCCTCGACGGAACGGGGGGTGCTGTTGGATGCACCCCGAGACGTGGACAAGGGGGGCACCTTTTTCGAGCTTGACGATGGCGGTGTAGAGCGCCCTAATTGAGACTTCGTTAACTGCCACTCGTTTTCCTCCAAAACTTGATCAATGGTGTTCGCAACTTCGTCAATTCGAGCCTTCAGTTGCGAGCAGTCCTTCATCAGACTTCCCGCCAATGATTACCCTCATCGAGGTAGCCGTGCCAATAGTAAGGCTCTGGCCCGCATCCTATTGATGCTCTGACTTCAATCGAACCATCTCCACACTCTCGAATGGTCCACGGTGGTTCGGTCAAACCGTGGAGACCACTGTGCTCGTCAGGCCGATCAAATTTGTCTGTTCCCTTGTGAGTAGGTAACAAAAACCAAACCATCGGTTTGATAACTCCTCCATCGTCGATCTGACCGAGGAAGTAGTCACCAGCCTTCTCGATCTCATCAAACGAGAAGACGCGGCGAGCATCAGTGATGTCTCCTGGCGGCATTAGGTCACCGTCTTGGACCAGGCCCGTTTGAAACGTCCGCATTGCTTCGACCGAAAACGCCCTTACTGACGTCACTGGCGAGTCGCTTTGCTTCTTCATCAACATCGTGCACAGCTTCTTCGATGTCGTGTTCAACGGATTCGAGCACGTCCTTGATCTTCGACTTCCCCTTCGCCGGAGGCGCAGGAGGTGGCGTGTCGTCTGCTGGCGGCGTTTGGTTGTTCGATGCACCACCGAGCGCAACGATTGCTGCATGCAGTGCGTCATGATCCACGGTCGGGTCGTCGTTGTCACCAATCAACCAAGCGTCGGTGATGTTGTTCTGTCGGAAGTTGAGAGTGAACGCCTGGTTCGCTCCCCAACTAATCACCTCACCCGAACCATCAGCATTGAGCTTGATGAGCCAAACGTCGTGCCCCATCTCGGGGTCCGGCGCTCCGTCCCACGGCTCCTGATTCTCGAACTGTTGCTGCGCCTGCGCATCGAGCTGCACACCAATCAAAAGACCGTTGCCAATCGGCGCATAGGTGTCTAGCTGATCGAGCGGAACTTCGGCGTACTCGTCGAGGATCCCGTTCTCGAAAAGGAACTTCAACCAAGGAGCATTTGCAACACCTTGGTCGGGCTCATCTTCTGGTGCCGGAGGTTGGCCGACCTCACCTTGTGACACACCAAATGCAAAATATGTGCCGAGCATGCCAGAAAATTTTGGTTGACCAAGCGTGCCGAGCAACGAGACGTCGTCCTTCTTCGCCATGTTGCCGTGATCAGGTGCAGCACCTCCACAACAACCAAGTCCGTCAGGAAACGCCGGAGGATTGGTCGGGTCAGGACCGTTGTTGTCCATTCCCCATTCGGTAATGCCGTGCGTCCCATCCCAGTCGGCATATGCATTGGACTCGCCCGCCGCTGAGAAGTTGGTTACGAGAAGCGACTCCTCGTGACTTTCGCGATGCGGACCTACTCGTCCAGCGGTACGTGTCATGAATTAGAACTCCTTCGTGTCGGTGATCTCCTCTTTGGAGAGCTTTTCTTTGCCGGGGTCGGCAACCTCGGAGCAGAGCGCTGCGGAGCTTTAGGCAACACAGGCTTTGCTCGAAGTTCGCCTCGGATCGAGCGCACCATTCGATCATGGTGTGCATCGAGATGTGGCTTCAGGAGGTGCCCGACAATTTCGTGAAGAAAGGTGTCGCCCTTCTTCAGTCGAGCGCTGAGGCGAGCCTTCCATTTGGGCCAAATTTTCTTCACGAAAAATGCACTGAAGACGAAGATGACGAGAGCCGCAATGACTTGTTCGGACCCGTTGGTGATCCAGTTGTCTGGATTAAATGCGAAGGCGAAAAAATGCCGGAGGTGGTCTAGGTCGTAACGCAAGCTCGCATGGATGAAGGCGATCACGCAATCACCTGATCAGCGAGAGTTCCAGGTCCCTTGGTGGTAGGAGTACTGGTTGAGAACTCGATTGACGAATTTCCCTTGCGACTTTGATGCTTTGAAATTGCGCCAAACATTCTCTGGCACTCCTTCATAGGTCCACGGCGTCCCGACTGGCTCGGGTTTTACGAACCGAACATAGAGCCGCTGGTGCTCTCGGTCATAGACAGCTTCGCGGACCCGCGAAGAATCAAAGGTGTCCCAGTAATCGGGGACAAACTCTCGCTCATCGGGAATTGAGATGGTGAGCGCCGCCGGGTTGCCTTCGGGCTCGACCGGATCGACGCTCAGAAAGGGAGAAAGAAGATCGTCTACTCGACGGCGACCGTAGTCACCTAATCCGCCTGGGCGTCGTGGCATGAGCCCAGTTTAGAGCCTGGCGCTACGCCCAATGAAGAGAAGTGCTCCAATGCCAATCCCCGAACGCACCAAGGCGTCGTTGTGCTCATTACGAAGCATTTGCTGAATTGCAGCAACCTCTTCGATAGTTGGCTCACGCCCCTGGTCGTTAATGAAGCGTTGGTTGATCTCCTGCGGAGACATGACCGGGGTCGCAGCGACGGTGAGTTGCTGATTGAAATAATGGGCAGCCGACCACCCGCAACGGAGAAACCAAATCAGAGCAGCAGCAAGAGCAACAAGGATCATGCCGGTGGCAATGCCATCAACAGTGTGTGAAGACGAACCAAGTAAAACAGCGAACCCGCCGATAAGCAGCATCCACATCCAAAACGCTATGTGCAGCCTGTTCCTTTTCACCTTGGACCTCCTTGTCCATCTAATGAATCTAACACCGGTAATGCCATAATGCTTCCCATATGACAAAAGTCCTGTTAGACGTTGGTATCTTTGTAGCCAGCGAAAGTAGCAAAGCGGCGACGTAATGCCTCAGAGATGTAATCCCGCACTTGCTTCCAAGTCTGGTACTCAGGCTCGTTGTAACCAGGGTCGTGAAACTTGCGGATGAAGTAGAAGTGAAAAATTCGCTTGTACAAATGGTTGGCGTCCTGATTCGTTCGGCAGGCGGCGAAGGCTTCCGTAATCTGACTCTTCCATTTGTCGGTCAAGCTGTGCTTCGTAAACACCAGTTGGGGCTCGCTCATCCAAGGGTCTCCTCTAACCAGTCCAAAAGAGCAGCTAATCGTTCCTCGTGATTTGATTTACGTAATACGGTTCTCTTCTCGCTTCGACTCCATCGAACGCATGCTTTGCCGGGGAGACTTCCACAATGCGGGCAAGCCACACCTTGAACTGACTGTCGAGAAGGTCGCCACTTGTTGTTCAAATCGAGATAGCGACGACGTGGGGATTCAAGAAGCTTGTCGAAAAGCGGCACAGAAAAAACGTAGCGTCTGCCTCGGCATTTGACAAGAGTCTGATTTTCTCACTACGTTGACCGACCAACGGGCGAGCCTCCCCTTTATCTCTTCTCGCTTCGCTCGCTTCACCGGAAAAGTAGAGATTAGGAATCTTTGTATTGCGTAATGTCATTAGAATCTTTATCTAATGACTTAATGTGTAATGGATAATGGCTGCGGGGACTCCCCGATTTGCACGATGGAGCGTTATGCCTGAAATCAAATTGAATGCCGATGGATCACCTCGGGCTTACCCCGGCGAGTTTTTGCGGGTAATCATCGGTTCAACTATCCACGGATTACACGTTGCCGGTACAGACGATCTCGATCTCATGGGGGTCAAGCTTGAAACAGCCGCAGAGGGTTGCGGATTAGCCAAGCAGTTCGAGCATCACACCTGGCGCACACAGCCAGAGGGACAACCGAGCGGGCCTGGGGACGTCGATTTGACGATTTATTCGCTTCGCAAGTTCGTCCGGCTGGCTCGTTATTGATGTTGCACCAGTCGAGCATTAGAGTCAATGGTGCTAATAGATCAAGATGCATCATTCCCCTGTAGCTCAGTCGGCAGAGCACCGGATTGTTAATCCGAGGGTCGGAGGTTCAAGTCCTCCTGGGGGAGCTGGCTAATGCGAGTGCTGCGGTCTGCGCGCCGAAAGTCCGCACTCCCATCGACGAGCAAGCCGGAGTCCAAATTCCGGCCGTGACGAAGATGACCGGCTCACCAAGCGCAGGCGAGTGTTGGGTAGCTCCCGACGATGCCCTGATTCAGAGAGAGTCGCCCTCGCTCTGCGTCGGGGCATTATCGCGTGCTACGTTGATCGGCTTTCCGAAATTCGGAACGAAAGGAATTCAAATGATTAAGGAGTCGCGCCATGACGACTAGGTAAACCTGAAGGAGGTGAACTTTTCGTCATGGCTTCTAATCAAGTCCAAAAGAACAAAGACCGTGAGATGGCGGCGTACTTACGCAATCGAGGCATCTTCCACGGCAAGCGGCAAACACAAGGACACTGTCCTGTTTGCTACAACGCTCCACACTTCGGAGCGTGCAACGCAGTCGGCTCAACGAAGTATCGACGCCGAAAGGCCTAATTGGGGCAGCGGCTGGGTCAGGGAAAGGAACCTATCGATTTGGAGGTCTCAGGTCCGACGATGTCACCAGTCGCCGCTCCTGCCCAGCCGCCGCTTCATTGCAATTGTAATGCCTAATTCTCACGGCGCAAGCTCTAAATACTCCAAATCTTTTGCATCTTTGCGCCGACGAAACTGGTCGATGGGATGCAGCGTGCTCCGGCCGTTCTGCCACGTCACGTTGAGATGATTGTGTATGCGCGTGGCCTTCCCTTGTTCATCCGTATCTGTGTTGTAGACGAGCGTTCCATCGTGGACGGTGCTGCGTTCGTTCAACCGGTAGGCCATCGCTGCAACCAAGTCCTTTCTCGCTCCATCATGGATCGCCAGTGCTCTGGTTTGATTAGCGTCCGAACACGCTCAACTGTGTCGTGCTCGAAGCGATGTTTGTCGTGACAGTGAGCCCAACCATCGTATGGATAATGCGAATAGGTGCACATCGAGGGACGCCCGCAGTACTTGCAATAGGTGTAGAGGAGCGTCAGTGTCGTCCAGTTCGACGTCTCTTCGATGATGTCGCAGTGATCACCGTTATGACATCTGCGGAGCCCACGACGCTCGAAACGTGTGTGGAACCACTGGATGATCCACCACGGCCAAATCGAGAGCCAGAACTCACGCTCTAGCCGTGCTCGCACGGTTTCAAGGTATTTCTTTGACTTCCCACCACCTGCATACGTTTGGGCAATACGCATCCCAGACCTTTTCAACAGCTTCGGGATCGTGCCCAGCTTCATTGTTCCATCGCGCGAGGTATGGGCAGTCTCCCAGGTCTAATTCGTCCTCACTGAGTATTGTTTTCATGTTATGAAAACCTCCGGAGTAATCGCCATCTAATTCTCCTGGTCAACCGCTATTGACAGCCCTGTTATCATGTTGACAACAACACATGAACTGGGAGGTTCAAGATGACTTGTCAAGTTTGTGGTCGCTGTAGTTGCGGCGCTGGTATTTGCACCCCACTTTTCTGCGATTGCCCCTCGCACGAACAAATCAGAATCCGAGCCGGTGAATATCGCGGCGTGCGAGGTTTTCACGTTCGCTCCGGTCCCATGAGCGATTCATTCTGTTTCGGCGTGTTTGTTGAGACACGCGAAGCCGCCGAGATGTGTAAGGCCGCTCGCCTGCGTGGGGAGAACATCACAATGGATCACCTTGTCGGTATCGCTCCTACCTTTTGGGATAGTGAAGCTCATTGATCTCCCAACAAACCTCCCAGTTCTAGGGAGAACGGATCGGCCCTCGGCTTCGGCTGGGGGTCTTTTCGTATTAGTGGACATTTACTCAGCCGACCTCGTTCGTTGGGATGCCGGTTTCCATTGAGATTTGGGCCTTACGAAGACGATTGCGTTCGGCTTGATCGGCAAGAAACGCTTTGTCTTCGTCGGTCAGCAAGTCGCGAGGGTCGGATGGCAACGAAGCCGTGAGCCTGTCGCGAACCTCTTTCGGTAGCTCGCTTGTTCGATGCACCGATTCAGGGCGACCGCAAATCGCCACTCCCAAATGTCCCGTCGATTCATCTCGCCATCCTCCCATTGTGTTATGCCCAATGCAACTTTCCATCAAAAAATTTCTTGTGGTGTGTGAGTTACTGCACCATTAGCAACGTTGTGTGTCCATGTCGCTTGGCACGTTGTATGGGACCCTATTTACGATTAATGATGGGGGGGTCATCGACCATTGACCATTCGTGGAGCGTAATCACGCATTTGATACGCATTACAGCTCATAACGTACATTATGTAATGTTGTTGCATAATCCCTGCATATGGAGTTACATGCATTAGAGCTGCATATTCATGCATGCATTATGCATTACAAAGAGGCATGTCAAAGGTCTTGACATTTGGATTATGCATAAATGGTGTTACGCATTAGAGCGGGCATTACACATGAATAACCAAATGATCTGTTGATTAGATGGGTTATTACGACAATGGAGTTATGAGTTACCAAATGGTGAGTGCATAAGGAGTTGGGAGAGGGTAGGCAAGCGAAGGAGTGAATATGAAGGGAACGTGACATGTCATATCTATTGACTGTGTAATGCGTGAGTGCTAATGAGTGTGTCGTGTCTTTCTCCACTCGTTATCAGATACGCATCCCTAATTGGCTAATGGCTCGTGCACGTAAGAAGGCAGAACGATTGGAGATGCCATTAGAGGATTACATTCGATGGTTGATCACCAAGGACACCGACCCTTGTCTACCGGAGTGAGTTGATCTACTCTCTCTGTTGTCTCTGGTGTTGGTTTATGTTCTACTGCCCCGTTGTGCGATTACAAGAAGGCGAAGGATTAGCTAATGGTCGATGAGGCGACAGCACAAGTGTTTCGTATTGAACAATGCTGTCCACGATGTCTCCGGCCACTGCACTTCCCCATTAGCGAGTGCGAGGGATTACGTGGGCTCACTGATGAGCAAATGGACGAATACAAACACACAGGCCAAGTGGAGGGATTAGCCGATGAGTGATTGGATAATGGAAGCTCGTTCTAATGAGGCGGGGGAAGTAACGATCACAAAGGCTCATGACAGGGAGACCTTCTATACACAGCTCGTTGAGATGAGCCCACACATCAAGCGATGGACAAGTGAACACCTCACTGAGTTCATCGTCATTACCGACACTGCCGGTCAGTGGTTCTATCTAATCGACCGCATTGTGCGAGCACGAAACGAGATCATCAGTTACGAGTGTCGGTTCTCTCGTTTTGAAGCTCATCCTTTGCCGGAGTGATGGTTGTGTCTCGTGTTGCCGCCCCTCATGACGAATGCGCTCTGTGCTTCTCTTTCTGGTCGCCCAGCCTTTGTAATGATCCAATGTTCCTCACTGTGAAGGGCAACCTCGTAATCCATCATTGTCAAAAAGGAACGTGGACACGAGAAGAGCCATCACGGTGTGAGCGAGAAAGAATCAGGATCAGTAACGAGCACCGCCGTGCCGAGATGGGCGAGGAAGCGGGATGGTGAGTGAGAAGGCTTACAACCAGGCAAGAGGTCAAGCGGTCAAAGTTCTCATCGAGAATCACCAGGTGGAGTTTGATCGACTGTTCTTGCTTGCCAGAAGGGGTGAATTGAATGTCTATTGTGCTCTCGATTGACCGGCCAACCTGTTCAGTATGCGGAGAGAATCCAGCCGCAATTGGTGGGGTCTGTCGGCCATGCTTTCGGCTAGGTCATCGTGATCCATTATCAGAGCCTGAAACACGACGATATGAAGAACTTATTGCTCCTCCTACGCAATTACCAATACAAGCGCAGGATAAAGCGAGCCCGAAGAAGAGAGTACAAAGAACTCCTGGCCGTCCAAAGAAACAAGCGGCACCGTCTGTTCAGGTAAAGTCTGCTCCACGCATTAGATTAGAAAAGAAGGAATCGTGTTGGTTTTGCACTCCCGGTCTACGTGGTCATGAGCATGAAGTTCCTGATCCAAAACCACCGTTGTGTGCACGTTGTAAAGATCAAATTCGGAACATCGACCGAGGAAGATATGGACAAAGAGATGCGGGCAACAACTGATTGATTGAACACCAAATACCTGGCTTGGTGCTGACTCTGTGGGGTCTCACGGCTGTTTGGTTCACCGGCAAGAAGAGACGCTTTGGTTGGCTCATTGCCATTTCAAGCGAGTTCTTATGGGCTGGTATCTTCATTTGGTTGCACGAGTGGTCGGCAACATTTGCCTGCCCGTTCTTTGTAGCCTTGTACTTTCGGAACTGGCGAGAG